AACTCACCATCGCTGGTTGAGTTCTCTTCCACTCCGCCTACCCTAAAAGGATAGGGTTACAGGAGTTGCACCCCCGCGAGGGTTTGCAATCTGGTCAACTATCTTAGGATTGTTCACCCTTTGATAGGTTTCCAGGAGTATGGCCAGTTCCATCTTTCTCATTTGAGGACGTCCAGGTAGTAATACCTGGTAATCCAAAACTGAGGGAGACGGAAAAGGGGCCGTAGGGTCCTTAGTAAGTTCAGTTCAGAACTTACCAAGACACGCGTGAGCGTGACTCATCGACTGTTTTAAGTTCGTTTGAACTTTTAACAGAGGATGAGGGGCCCTAGACCCGGCTGGTAGACCCGGTATCCCGGCTAACATTCCGCTCCCTAGAAATAGGGATGCAGTTTGCATAGCCGAGTTATAGTTTCTCACGAAGTACGAGTACTTCGTCTGGAAGTAAATCGACTTTAAAATGTCGATCGAAACTTCTGGTCAGCGGTGATTCGCAAGAATCTCCGTGCCGGAGGTAATCCCAACTTCCCTTAACGGGAAAGAGAACGCTATAGCTACTTTACTCCACTTCTTAGAATTAATCATTCGAGGAAGTATTGTAAAGAGTCTACTTCGGTAGTCATCTGGGCAACCTCGAGACACAAGTCATTCTTCGACAGTTAATCAAAGACGATAGTCTTTGAAAGACTGCGCGAAGAGACGTAGTGGCAGAGGTGTAATTTCACCCGTTGGCGTGAATAAACGTTTGCATATCTCTACATGTGAACCATGTAAAGATTTCAAAGCGTTAATTGGAACGCCTAGTTCTCGCATTATATCACTATAATGTGAGGCTACTAAGTCGTTCGCTATAACGATATCGTCTCCTATAAGGACATAGTCCTTAAAGTTGAGGATATTGGCCCGTTTTGCTGCCGCTCTTACCACTAAGTGGTGAGAGTAGGCGAAAACAGGTCACGACGAATACGCACCCATCGGTTGACCTACAGCGTACTTAACTTCCGATTTTCGGAATTTAAAGGACCTGTTGGTCATGAGATTGTATCAGTGATCTGCGAATTCTGCAGAGACCAGCTTCTCTACTACCTTCTTTTGAAGGATAGCAGGGAAACGGTCAGTCGCACTACTAAGGTCAAGACTATGGAAGGAATTTACACCCCTTTCATACCAAGATCTTATAGTAGTGGCTGTATCCTCTTGATTAAAAGTAAAATCTTGAGGAATTCTCTGTAGCAATCTGTTCATTGCTTTATGCAATGGTCTTAGCGCTACTTGACTGTAATAGTCAAATATTGCGAAGACACGATCCTTTCCACCGTATTCTCTCTTGATCGAGAGCTTACTATGGTTCGGGTCGTTTTCAGATTGACATTCGTTTGTCATTTCTATCAAATCGTCTGCAAGATCTTCAGATTGAAGATCAAGCAAGCTGTAGCAACTTTCCTTTAGTGAAGGATCGTTGGCTAGAGCGACCGCGTCTAGTCCAGCAGTGTAAACTGCTTGACCATTCGGGCCACGTTTTGATCTAAAAAGATACTGTGCCTGAGTGAGATCGATTTTCTCATCCTTACGGATAAGAGAACTGATCTCGTTGATGATCTCCTCGGGTATCGAAAGACCTGGTTCTGTAATAGAACCAAGGTCGATCGGTCCTGGGGCCTGATATCGAGTAAAATCCGAAAGAACAGTTAAAACTGCTCTCTTTCCTAGATCGTCCTTTGTATACTTACGAAGGAACAAGACGCATATGGGGAAACCCTTATGAGTCGCTAGAAAAGGATACTCGGGATCAGGTTGACCTAGCATTGAATTAAGCGCGGCGTGACGAACACGCTTTGCTCTCAGCAACGCTGATCGCAAGCCTTCTTCACGTATCCAAAGATCGAATCTGGCGTAAGCCTTTTTCGCATCTTCGGTAAACCGTGCGGGCATGCTAGCTCCAAGTAATTGGAGTGAAAGACTCCGAGTGCTATTAAGCACTTGGTGTTCGTATGCTCTTTTCATGTTAGTAATTAGTTTATTAACGATCACTCACCGCAGCAACTCTGTACTACGTGATTTGAATCGAGGGAGTCAGCCTTAGGCTTTCACCTAGAGGACT